ATTATAATGAGCATAAAGAAATCAATTTTCATATTCTTGTTCTTAAATTTTGCTGTTTCTTTTATCTCTGATATTATTTTGAATGATTTATCTACGAATTTTAATATAGTAAAGTCTTTACAATCTTATTTTTATAAACAATCTATTATAAAATCCGCTTTTGATGCTGGTATAACTGTTTTATTTGGTCTTGTAATAAATATGTTTTTTTCTTATTTTTTATTTGGCTTTATTATACCTAACAATTTTAAAAAATTAATTTATTTTTGTATTTTAGCATTTATAATAGGATATATACTTGATATTTTAATTTATAAATTCAAAGTTTTTGGCGAACGTCTTAATATTTATTACAAAAAACTTGGCGCTGGCTTGTGGGGAAGTTTAGCATTTATATTTTCTATTGTTATTAGTTATTTCATACAAAAATATATATGTTTACTATGTTATAATGAGTAACGAAAATGAAAAAATAGACATAAGTAAATGCGATAGTGATTTTTTGAAAAACAAATTTTTGGAATTTGAAAATCAGTTTAAAATAATTGAAAAAAAAATTGATAAAATATTAGAAGTGTTAGAAAAAGATTGTAAAAAAATGAACGACCATATAGATTTTGTGGAAAACGTGTACGATAATGTAAAAATGCCATTTTATTATATTATGAATAAAGTAAACTATTTGGTTTTTAGTGAGAATAATGACATTTTAGATATCGAACATAATAATGAAAAGAGGTTATTATAAAATTTTATATTTTTTATATAATATAACATTTTACAAAAAATATTTATTTAAGCAGAACACATTTCGCAAATATCTTCTTTCACTTCTGCGCTTTCTTTTGCTTCTGGTTCTATAGTAAATTGCTGTGCTTGATGCTTTGCTTTTCTCCTTAAATAATAAATGCCTGTTTTAAGCCCTTTTTTCCAAGAGTAAAAATGCATAGAAGTTAATGAATTATACGTGGGGTCTTCTAACCATAAATTTAAACTTTGACTTTGACAAATAAAAGCACCCCTATCAGCAGCCATATCTATTAAATGTTTCATAGGCATTTCCCAAACGATTTTATATTTATTTTTCGTATTTTCTGGTAAGAATGTTAATTGTTGAACTGAACCTTTATTCGCAATAATATTATTTTTTATTTGTTCGTTCCATACACCTAAATCAATTAGCTCTTTCATCAAATACTTGTTTACTACAACGAATTCACCAGCTAGCGTTCTACGAGAATACAAATTACTCGTAAAAGGCTCAAAACATTCATTATATCCTAAAATTTGCGATGTAGAAGCAGTAGGCATTGGTGCTACTAAAAGTGAGTTTCTTAGACCGTGCTTTATAATATTTTCTTTAAGGGTAATCCAATCATAACTTTCACTTGGTTTAATATCCCACATATCAAATTGTAATTGTCCCTTTGATGCAGGCGAATTTTCAAAAGAACTATATGTTCCATATAAATTTGGATGTGAATTTGACAATACAGAAAGATCATATTTATTTACGTGATTTGCTAATAAAGCGTAGTCCGAACCTTTTAACATATTGTTTATATTTATGGCTCTTTCTAATGCTATTTCGTTACTTCTCTCTAATGAAGCATGATAAATAGTTTCAAAAATCAATTTATTTATTTCTTTTGCTTCTTCTGAATGAAAGGGAATATCCATTAACATAAATGCATCCGCTAAACCTTGGACTCCAATACCTATAGGTCTATGACGCAAATTACTGGTTTCTGTTTTTTCTGTAGGATAAAAATTTATGTCAATAACACGATTTAAATTATTGGTTACAACTTTTGTAACAGAATGAAGCATTTCATAGTCAAAATTTTTTGTGTTTTCATTAACAAACGCAGGAAGAGCAATAGACGCAAGATTACATACAGCCGTCTCCTTATCATCAGAATATTCTAAAATTTCAGTACAAAGGTTAGAACTCTTTATTGTACCAAGGTTTTGTTGATTTGATTTTTTATTCGCAGCATCTTTGTATAAAATATATGGCGTTCCTGTTTCCATTTGTGAATTTAAAATTTTAAACCATAAATCGCGCGCTTTAATAACTTTACGAACGTTTCCATCATTCTCATATTTTTCATAAAGTTCATTAAATTTCTCTCCATAAACGTCAGCTAATCCAGGACATTCATTGGGACATAATAAAGACCAGTTAGCATCTTGTTTTACACGTTCCATAAAAAGATCAGAAACCCAAAGAGCATAAAAAAGGTCTCTTGCTTTTAACTCTTCATCACCGTGATTTTTTTTGAGTTCTAAAAAATCTTCAATATCGGCGTGCCACGGTTCCAAATATATGGCAAAAGACCCATTTCGTTTTCCGCTTTGGTTTACATATCGTGCTGTATTGTTAAATACGCGCAACATAGGAACGATGCCATCCGTTTTTCCATTTGTTCCTCTAATATGGGAGTTTTTTGCCCTAATATTATGTATATGTAAACCAATGCCTCCAGAATATTTCGAAATTAAAGCACAGTCCTTAAGTGTATTGTAAATTCCTTCAATACTATCATCCTCCATTGATATTAAATAACAGCTTGATAATTGAGAACGAGGTGTTCCGGCATTAAATAAAGTAGGGGTTGCGTGTGTAAAATATTTATTTGACATTAAATCGTATGTTTCTTTAACTAGCCTTAAATATTCTTTTTGGTCTAAATGATTTGGGTCTCCGTGAATTCCAATTGCTACACGCATCCACATATGTTGTGGTCTCTCTACAACTTTTTCTCCGCATTTAAATAAATACGCTCTTTCCAAGGTTTTAAAACCAAAATAATCTATTAAATAGTCTCTATTATAATCTATCATATCATTAATAGTCGTTTCATGCATTTTCGTGAAATTCCAAAGCGTTTCAGATACTAGTGGAAAACTATTATTATGTACGTCTTTAAATTCGTATAATGATTTCATAACATTGAAAAAATTGTCTTCCGTATTTTTCTGATGATTTGATATAATAATACGCGCCGCTAATATAGAATAATCATAATGATTTGTTGATAAAGCGGCACATTGTTCTCCCAGTAGTTCATCTATTTTTGATGTTGGTATTTTATCATATATTTGATCTATTACTTTTTTTACTAATGAAGAATAATTAATGCGAATATTAGCTTCTTTACCTAATTTTTTTACTCTCTCTAAGATTTTATCAAAGGCAACATCCTGTAGTTTACCGTCACGTTTTGTTACTCTCATTTCGATAGAAACGTCCATTGTTATTATATTAATTATTAGTTTAGTTTTAAACCTGTTTTTTAAAGAATAAAAATAATATATAATTCACAAAATAATATATAAATTATATATATGAAACAATCTGTATTTTTATTTTTTATTTTAGTTTTAGCTCTGTTTTTACCATATGCTTTTCATATTATACAACAATTTAAAACAAACAAAGATGGGTTTTCTAATTATCATTTAGCTTATGCTACAGGGAATTTTCCTAATGCGGAAACCGATGTATTACTTCAAGATTCATATCCAATAACTGGCATAAATGGAATATCAAATAGCACAGCGAGTAGTATGTGGTGGAATTATCCTATTTTTAAATTAGGTTCTTACGCACAAATAACGAATAATATTAGATATCCTAACAATCCTGATGTTGGGAGATGCACGCCTGCTTCTATGTGTGGTACTTTATACAATAAAATAAACAATAAATCAAATGTTGTTAAACCTTTGCCACCTTTAAGACCAGGATGTGGAACTCGTATTAATTATTTTATAACAAACAATAATTTGTTACCGTTTAGAAGCGATCAACAAAATATTTTATATTAATTATCTAGTTTAATTACATTTGTAAATTTTAGTAGACAGCCTTGCGATTCAAGTGAAGGTTTATTATATGCTTCCTTTTTAGGTTTTTTATTTGGAGCTCTGTGTGTATAACCTGTTACACGTTCTTCTTCAATTGTTTTCCAAACACTTTCTAGTTGAGATATATTGTTTTTAAACCATTCGTTATTTCTTAATACTAAAATACAACTGAATACGTCTAGTCTCCAATAAATAAATTTTAAAAATATATAATTATATGGTTCTGCTTCGTACTTATCAAGTTCTGTTTCTTCCCAGTATTTAATGTCTTCATTGTTTATAATTTGAAGCGGTTTATAAACGTAAAATGGTTTTCCTTCTTTTGTATGAAAATATAATATTATTCCTTTTGTTTTTCCGTTAGCCGAAAGTGTTACGTCAGCGTATCCCGTCTCCTTGTCTACTCGTGAATCATCGTAAAAAGATTGAGAGTCTTGGTATTCGGTAAATTTTGTTTCAAGAAAGTCGCATTCATTCAAGTCACATACTTCCATTTGAAGTTGCATTTGGACCCAATATTCTTTTTTTGGAATGCCATTTATTTCACGACTTACTACATTTTTTATTTCCAACATACGCCCATAACGTGACGAATCTTCGTTTACGACAATACCATCTGGAGAAGCTCCTAAAAATGAATATGTTGGGTGACGTATACAACCAAAATCGTCAACTCGTGTATTATATTTTTGTTCGTATAATAAAACAGAAAGTGGTTCATATTTTTGTCCCCAATGAAGCGGTGAATTTGTATTTACCATTTTTTCTTCATTTTCGTCGTTTACATTCTTTAGAGGTTGGCATTTTTCATAAATAAGTTGATTTTTTGTTGTTTGCGATTCAAATGCTTTCCAAGCGTTACTTGCTGTGATTAAATTCCAACGAAAATTATACCACTCTTGCGTTCTTTGTACTGGTTGAGGAGTATCTCTAAGTTTTTGGATTTTTGTACCCAATTTGAGTTTTTCTTTTACTTCTTTTACTTGTTCTTCTTCATCTTCTTTTACTTGTTCTTCTTCATCTTCTTTTACTTGTTCTTCATCATCTTCTTTGACTTGATCTTCTTTATCTTCGTATTCTTGTTTACTTTCTATTTTTTCAGGATAAAATGTAGAAATATAAATATTAACTACAATATCTAAAACATTATTTAAGTCTTCCTCTACATAATCACTCGCATAAATATGTTCTTCGAATTGGATGTAAAATAAATCCTTGATTTCTTCTGTGATTATCTCAAAAAAATCCGGTTCTGTTATAACCGAAGTATTTTCTATTAAATACCAGTCTATTAAATGAATAGTTGTTTCCAATAGATCTAACACAGTTTCCTCCGTAAAAATAGTTGGTTCATCTTCAAATACTAATGTGTCAATAATATCTTCAAGATCTTCTAATTCCGAAATTAGCATTACTATATTATATTTAAATAATGTTTTTAATATTATTATTATTATTTATATTTTTTATTTTACACTTCATAATTTTGAGTAAAATTTATTTCTTCTTGTAAAGATTTATTTTTAATTGTTCCGTTATTTTTTTTAGGCGCCAATGATTTCAATGTCGAAATACGTTTATCTACATTTTTTAGCGTAAAATGTTTACTGGATTTTATATATGTTAATGCTGGAATGTCTTTAATGGCTCCGTTTGTTTTGTCGTAACTAACATCTTTTACTCTGTGTAATTTTTTTCTGTCAACGCAGTCTCTTAAAAAAACAGCAAGTAAATTCGCTTCTTCATCATCTAAACTATTTTCTTTTTTATATAATTCAACATAATCAATTATTTTTTTTGTCTTTATAGTTTTATTTAGTTTACACCACGGTTCATTACTGTTATTGTTTTTTTCATTTTCTAAAAACATTTCTAAGTTTGAAACATTATTTGATGTTTTTGTTTCGAGCAAAGCATTACCATTTAATAACATAGTTTTATATTTTATATTTTTAAGCTCTTGGCATTCATCAATTGTTTCGGTAGGTTCTTCCATTTTGTATACATTATTATATTAATATAAGTTTAACTCAATTTCACAAAATATATATTTATAAAAAAAATTTTATATTAGTATATATTATTTAATATATAAAATTATATATGGATGATAATGATGCACCAAAAATAATAAGTATTTCAGGAACAAATAATAAATACCAAATGAAAAAGTTAGTTAGCGAAAATAAAAATGGATATGAAAATAAAAAAGAAGTAAAAAAACGTGTCAAAACAGAAAATTGGGCTTTTTTAAATGAAACATTTGTATATTTAGACCAAATAAAAATCATAAATGATATATTTAATAATAATTTTAACTCTATAAGTGATAATAAAATCTCTAAAACAGCAATTCAAGAAATAAATAAAAAAATAAGTGGATATAAACAACAAGACAAAAATAAAAAAAGGTTAGATGAAACAAAATTTTTAACTTATGAATCTGTTATTATAAAAATGATTGAATGCGAATTAAAATGTCGCTATTGTCTTAAAGAAATGTTTGTTTTATATGATATATCGAGAGAAAGTAGGCAGTGGTCTGTTGATAGGGTTGATAATAACCTAGGACATAATATAGATAATTATCATTTAGCGTGTTTAGAATGCAATTTAAAAAGAAGACGACGAACTGATGAAAAATTTTTGTTTACGAAACAACTAAATATTATTAAAAAAGATAAATAATATAACAAAATTACATTAGTTTAACAAATTATCAAAATAACTATTCCAATCATTAGGAGGTTTTATTACTTTCATATTTCCTAAAATATAAGCCAAATTAGAAAAACCACTTCTATAAGCAATTAAATATTTACAATTTACAAGATAATAAAAGGATGTTATTTCATCTGTCTTTATTATATTGCAACCTAATATTTGTTCATATAAAATTTTATCATCAGTAAAGTTACTTTCTGTAATTATATAAACAGGTAGTTTTTTTAATTCAGGAAACTTTAATATAAGATAATTATATTTACCTATAAAATAATTTATGCTTAAGTGTCGCGACGTGTTATTTATTATATCTCCGCAACGAATATGAACGCAAATGTAATCTGTTAAAACAAAGTTTTTATAATATGACAGAAGGCAACCTCTATGTTGTTTTTTAGTTTCATTAATATCATCATTATTAATGTTAAAATTTAGAATTTGCTTGTATTTTTCATTACCACAAATACTATCAAACAACATAATTTGTTCTTTGGATTTTTGCAATTCAATTAATCGATTTAATATGTTTAATTCTTCAGAATTGTTTAACTTCACTAAACAATCTATGGATATAACTTTATCCATTTTATTAAATATATTTTCATAATTATACACGTGCAACGTATTAAATTTTAGTACATTTTCAAAATTAAACGAATTACAAGTAAATGGATGATACACATAGTTAAATTTGTTTTTGTTACAATAAGTTAGTACACAAAAATAGTCATCAGTTTGATGTCCGACGCGTGCGCCTTTATTTGGAATTAAGCAAACATACAACACCATTATAAATATATATATATATAAATAAAATTAATCATCAATTTATAGAATTTTTATCATTTAATAATTTTGTCTAAAATGTTAAATCAAGAGAAAAAATTTTATTTCATAAAATGTCTCCCTCATTTTTGGTCGGTGTAGTAAAGATAACAAAAATAATGATATTTTTATTTTTTATAGAAAGTTTGTCTCATTTTTCTTTCCGATCGATGTAATATTATTTTATGCGTGCGATTTTGTTTAAAATTTCTTTTCATAATATCTATATTATGGAATGGAAATGGAGCAAAAAAGAACCTTATGAAAGGTCACGAAGATTAAAACACGTTCAAGAATTAGAAAATAAACAATTTAGTGAAGAAATTGAAAAAGCTGCTTATTCTTCTTCTTTGAATCACGATGAAAATACATGGAGCATTATGAATAATACAGTTGCGGTTGCAAATGAAGGATTTAAAATAAATAATAAGAGAGAAGACTTAGATACAAAAATAGCCGATAGACAAATGATACAACAAATAGGTTATAATCCTTTTTTATCAAATACAGATTATGTAAATGATGTCTCTGTTAGAGATCAGTTCCTAAAACCTCTAAATACTACAACAGATAGAGAGAAATAATAGACTTTTCATTTTTCTTTTTTTTGCAACTTCTTATTTTAGAGAGTTAACACACATTGAATAATATAGTCGATTTACGAAGTATATTAAAAAGAAATTAATAATTATCAATATAAAATGCATTATAACATTAAAACTTAATTTTGTCGGGTTTTTAAATATATATATCGCACCAGAAATTACAGCAATAACAATAACAATAAAGAAAAAAACTGTTAAAAAATAAAAATAAAAACAAGCGTCTTTATTTAAAGGGCTAAAAAAAGTATTTTGTAAATTACTCATGTATATATTCTTGTGATTAAAAAATGTAAATTTAGTTTTTACAATAGAACTTTACAAATTTGGCATACCTCATTACGAGAATAAGTTACGACTAAATACAATAATGTAATAAATATAAAGAATGAAAAATATTTAATAGTTAGTAAACGACTTAAATAATAAATAAATAAATAATTAATGAATACATTATATACTACTCAAAATGATTTATTATTAAATAACTTAATGGTTTTTTATAAAAATGAGTCATTGCTTGACCGAATGCTTAAAATAATTACGGGAGAATCTAAAATATCTTTACGAATTGTCGATTGGTTTGTAACAAATTACGCAAAAAAATATTATACTCTATATGCAATACATAGTGAAACCGAACCCGCTAGAAGATTTAAAGTTTACCCTGATTATAAACTTAAATTAAAAGCATATAGTAAAAAAAGATTTGACCCTTTTTGTAGATGGGATAGAATAAGTATTCCATATAAAAACGGCACATTTATTGAAACCACAATCGGTCAGCTGAATTTTTTTAAGTGGGCTATTGAAAATCGTGTAATAGAATATATTGAAGAATTTTATGAAACAATTGAAAAGGATATGAATTGCCGAAATAGCACTTCCAAGAGAAAAGAAACTATTGCGGATAATTCTAAAACAAGAAAGAAGAGAGAAGAGTTATCTATTTCTGCTTCAAAAAGTATGAAAATGGAAGAGGTAGAAATTGTTGTGCGGTTTCATTAATATTTTTATATTTTTATATTATAATAATATAATTTTATAATATATTATAAATGAATAATTTACAAAAAAGATTTTTGTTATTTTTATTTGGATGTATTGGATCCAGAACGGCAATAGTTTTTATTGCTAAAAATGCTACAAAAAAATATTTAAAATACTTAGGATATTTGGCTTTATTACCAGCAATAGGATTTATTTATTTATTTTTAACTGGAACAAGAAAAACAGGAGCTGAAGTTTTTGGAGATAAAATATGGTGGAATGATCTAAGACCATTGCATTCTTTATTATATTTTTTATTCGCTTACAATGCTATTT